AAACATGACTTCCTCAAGGTGCGTGATGGCAAGAGCCTTCTCGCGCCCTTCGGGGAGCTTGTCGTTGAGGAAGGTTGCAAGGACGCGGCAGTTCTCCCGAACGCTCGTGTGCTCATTCCGCTTCTCGTCGGTCGCGGCCGGGTGGAACGCGAACCTGTTGTCGATGTCGCTTTGCTGCATGGTTGTTGTCCTCCTGGGACATTGGGGTACTGCTAAATGGCCCGCACCAGGCGGGAGGTTTACTTGGCCAGCAGAGCGCGAAGCTCACGCAGGCGACGCCTCCGGTAATCGGAGTCCTTGAGGGTGTTCAGCAGGTCGATCTGGTGCCGAATCTGCGCCTCGGTCATGTTGGAACCAAGGATCTCGGCGGGAGGCCCAGACTTCGTCGGCTTGCCCTTCGTGCCAGTCACAGGGCGCCCCTCGATGGCTTGACGGAACGCGTTACGCGCATCATTGCCAGAACGCCCCTTCGTGACCTCGTCCCACACCTTCTGCGCTTCACGCACACGCGCGGACGGCTCGAATGCCCCACCGAAGACAGGCTCAACACCGCACCGACAGTTGTCATGCACCTTCGCCGCGCCGGCACCCAGAAACGCCTCATCCGGCCGATTCGGGTTACGCCGCGACCGACGATTCGGACCAGCAGCAGCCTTCGACGTGTAGACCGGGCCGCGCAGCGCCAGCATGAGGCAGAACGAACACGCGTCAGCGTTCGGGACACGCGCCCAGCCAGTCGCCTGGTCATCAACCTCGGTAGCCGAAGACATCTGACGCCGGTACTGCTCAAACACCAGTTGCTCGGCAGCCTCAGAGAGACGATCCAAAGCCAACTGCGGGTCAGGGTGGAACGCGCCAATGGGCTTCAACGCCTCAGTCAGCGCGTCATCCACCATCAGAGACGTGATCGGCTCAACCACAGCAGCCGGCAAAGGGGTGGCCACGCCAGCCGCAGCACGCTCCGACTGGTAGAACTCCAACGCCTCAGCCGCAGCCGCATGGCCGTAGAACTGGACCACGGCCAGGATCGCCGTCTTCACCAGATCCAACGAGCCGTCGACATTCTCAGGGTCGAGCAACGCCAACGCCGTCATGATCTCAGGCAGCGCCAGCTTCGCTAGATCCTCCTGAGTCTGCCGCTGAGCCTCAACCGTCTGTGCGGACATTCGGGGTCACCGGCTTCTGCTCGGGGGCAGGCTTGTTAGCCGCAGACGCAGCGTTCTTCAACAACGTCGCCCGGATCTCCGTCAACGCAGCCTGAGCCTCAGCCGGCCCGCGGTCCTTAGCGAGCTGAGCCCGCTCAACAGCCGTGTAACCGAGACGCTTGAGCGTCACGTCCGACGTCGCCGGGATCGCACCAGCAGCAATCTGCTTCGTGATCGCATCCGACGTCACACCAGGCGTGGCCAACTCAACCGGGTTCCAGTCCACAGCCATGCGCCGGAACTCGTCAGGCAGCTCACCGTTGTTCTCGAACCGCTTCGCCAGCTTCATGACGTCCATCAGCGCCACCCCGTACACCGAGGCATACCGCTTCGCACGCCGGTCACGACGCGCCTCAACAACCGCGCCAGCCTCAGCCGACGTCGGGTTGCCCTGCGTATACAGGCCCAAGTCCTGCGGGTTCGCAGCCAGAATCCCAGACGCCTGCGAGGCGTACATTTCGATGATCTTCGTGAACACCGATGGGTCGTAAGGTGTGAACTGGTGAATCTCGGGAAGGTTGCCGTCCTCGTCCCGCTCAAGAGCGAGAATCTTCGTGATGTACGTCTCCCAAGCCTTCTTCGGCTTGCCATCCGCACCCTGGAAGTCCGACTCAGCAGCACCAAGGATGACCTTGCCAGGCACCGAGTAGAGCTCCGACGCAACCTCAAGCCCGAGCAGCTTCCGGCACGCGCCGTCCACAATGGACTGCAGTTCCGGGGTGATCGCAGAGGCGCCATCGCGGGCGCTCGTCTCAGGCGTGTGAGCCATCCGAACCACCGGGACGTGACCAAAGTTGTGGTCATCACGGTTCGTGACTTCCCACGTCTGCGAGTCACCATCAGCCGCGAGGTAGATGGTGCGGTCAGGCAGGTACAGGACAGCCATGAACGCGTCATCCGTCTTGTACCGCTGCAGCGCAACCCGCGGCCGGCGCCCGTTCAGCTCCCACAGAACCGACATGTTCAGCGGCGACTCCGCACAGATCCGCGGAGGGTCACCCGCCTCATCACCAGTGCCGACAGTCCAGAACGCGCGCCCCTTCATCAGAGCGTCAGTCGTCGCCATCGGGAACTCAGCGTCAAGCCCGTTCGCGTCCCACAAGTCACGCAGACCAGAGTCCGCATCCGTAGCGCCAGCCAGGCGGAAACCATCAGGCAGCAACCGCTCAACGTACGGGTCAACCGCGATACGCGGCCACCCCACCAACGTCCGCAGCTTGTCGTAGATCTCCTTCGGAATCGCAATCCCGAGATCGTTGATGATCTGCTCGCCGTGGTAGTACGCCGAAGCAAGCTCCATCGTGCCACGCTGGTTATGAGCCAAAGCCTCAAGCCGCCGAATCAGAGCCTTCTCGTCATCAGACAGGCTCAGCGTCGGAAGCGTGGGCATATTACTCGGAGAGAACGAGATCGGGGTAACCCAATCGGATGACCCGATCATTCGTCCCTACCCTTCAATGATTAGTCGTCCATGACGATGACGCGCCCCTTGCCAGGCGTGCCCTTCTTAATGCTCAACAGGTAGATGCGCCGCAGCATGCGAGCTCCGATCAGACACACCGCCAAGTCGATCTTGTGCCTCGACTCACGGTTGTCCTTACGAACGCTGATGCCGTGCTTGCCAGGAGCCTGCTTCGCATTCCCAAGGTGCTCAACAAGCCACTGCGACTTCTTGAACGTCACCGTCGCAGACTCAGGATCAGCCGCCTGGCCATCCATCTCGCCGGCAACCTGCTCCGCACCCTCAACGAACGTCTTCTGATTCGTCTCCGTGGCCATGTCGAACGCCACCGCGTGCGTCTTGTTACCCGACTTCACCGGCCAACACTTGAGCTTCCGCCCATACCGCTTCGACCACTCATCGCACAGCGGCCACCAGAAACGGTTGTCACCCTCAGCGTCGTCATCACGCGCGTGAGACGGGTCAAACCAGAACGCCACAACCTTGTACGTGTCGAACGTCTGGATCACCGCATGGTCGACAGCGTCACGGTCAACGATCTCGCCCTTCTTAGGCTGCTGAACGTGCAACACCTGCGCATGACCATCCGACACGCGCACACCGACCAAGCCGGTAGCGTCATCAGACTTCGAGCCGTCACCGAACATGACGATCTTGTCGCCAGGCTCAAGGCCGAAGTCGCGCTCGCCCGCCTTGATGTCCTTCGGGTCAGCCCAAGCATCCTCAGCCGCAGTGATCTGGTTGTACCACTTACGCCGCGACTCACTCGCAGAGTTCGTGCTGTTCAGAATCGACTGCACAATGCGCCGCGTGTTCAGCCACACCGAGTCACCCCGGATAGCCTCAATCACAGACGGGGCAGCCTCCGCAGTCAGCGGAGCCTCAGGCGGGGCCTCCAACGAGTCGTAGAGCAGACCGAAATCAAGAGCCTTAGGCCGCTGACAGTCAATGCACTCAGGCCAGTCATCCGGGGCGAAGTCGGCGTGGACCTTGCACCGCGACCCCTGCGTGGCATCGAACGCCTCACGAACCTTCTGCCCGACCGAATCCTCACCCGGGCGGTACGCGTTGCAAATGTCAAGGATGCGTGCAGCTCCACCCTCAGACTTCGCCGCGTTACCCTCAATGGCGCCAGCCATTGCGTGACCACCATTGCTGGTATTCCAGTTCTGCGTCTCATTGCGCACGATCCGCGTCGGCCGGCCACCCTCAATGGTCAAAGGGTTAGACGTCACAGCCTCAATCTGAGCCTCATCACCGCGCGCCCAAACGTTCAGCTTCCCAATCTGGATGCCGTACTTCTTGCGAGTATCCGCGGGGATCAGCGACGGGAACAGCTTCATCGTGTTCTGCGTCTGCACCTGGCTCACAGCCACGATCTGCACCCACGCATTCGGCTGCTGCATCCCCACCGGAATGTCACCATTCCAATGCGAGAACACCGCATCCTCAGAGCAAATGTCAGTCGCAGACACACACGACGCAATCGGGTCCTTCCCGTGGCCCTTGAGCCTCTGGAACACCGACGTCGGGTGCAAGAACTGGCCAGTCTCCACGTCAAGCGCGTCAAGCCACAGAATCAGCCGAGCCTGCTCCAACGTGTACGTCCACGGCTTCCCGTGCTTGTCCCTGAGGTGCATCCCAGCCCAAGCCAGGTTGCGCCACCCCAAAGTCGCGGCCGGCAGAACCCAGCCGTTCTCGTACCGCCACGTCGGCCCAATCTTGATCGGTTCCCAACGCAAATCAGTCGGCGGCGCCGCCCGCTCAAGCTCACGCTCATACCAAGCGATGATCTCGCGGTACTCGGACTCAGCAGTGCGGGTCTGCGACGCAGCCGACCGGCTACGAGCCATCACCCATGCGTGAAGTCAGCTCAGCCTGCTCACGCTGCGTCGCATAGGCCAACAGCCCAAGAGTGTCCCAAGCTGTCGCCTCATCATCCGCCAGACACCAGACGCCACGCTCACCATCAGCGTCCATCGCCTCAACGACAGCCACCCACTTGATGACCATGTCACCTTCGGCATGCAAAGCCTCACCCAGAGCGCTCCCGATGCGCGAGCGCAGATCATCGCCCGACATCACAAGCCCCCTCTAGAGACACGTATCAAGCCTCCGGCCATTATGTCAAACCAGAACCCCAGAAACGTGCCAGAAACGGCACACATCACGCACCACTTCGCTGCGACCACCGAGAATCAGCCGCAGACCTGTGCTGATTCGGCTCCGCACCCGCAGCCGGCGCATCCACCTCAGGCAGCTTCAACTGCCTCCACAGAGCATTCCGAGCCATCCGCTGAGTACGAATCTCACCCACCATCGGATGAATCACCTGCTGACCCATCGACCCCTTCGTGGTCATCGGCTTGCCATCCGCAACCCACGCCTCGTTCAGCGCCTCAATCATGTCCGACGTCAGACAGATGTCCTCCAAGGTCACCAGCTCATCCGGCCGCAACTCGTAGACACCCGTGATGTCACGCCAAACCTGCAGACCAGCATCACCCAAACCCTCGGGCGGCTCGTGGAACAGCTTCGACTCAACAGACTCAGACATGATCGCCTCCTGGGCGTATAGGGAGCACCCACCACCAGGGCAGGCTCTAAACGGTCGCGCGATTGCCGCGCTTTGAGTTGCACCGCAGATGGGCGCACCTCGTGTTATCCCGGGTGTGAGATCCACCCAGCGACACAGGCTTGACGTGATCCAGCGACACGCTCAACGGCTCAGGGAACGGCGCAGCCCGGTCCACAGGCTCGTCGCAGATCCCGCAAACCCAGCCGTCGCGCTCATACACCTCGATGGGATCGAACACCTCCCACTCGTTGCCCTGTATCCGAGCCCTGCGTTCGTGCATGTACCGGCGCTGACGCTCACGATTCTTTGCCAGTTGGCAATCGCGGGCGCCGCAGAACTTGCCGTGACGGATCGGCTCAGAGCACAGCAGGCATGTGTGGGGTTCTGGCTTCGGCACGTGGGTGCGGCGGTGGTAGTCACGCAGCCTTGCCGCTTCGGATTCACGCCAGCCGTCTAGATCGGCAGCCTTTCGACGCTCTCGGCTACGCCGCGCCCGTTCTGCCCCTGTGGCCACTGCCGCCCTCCAACG